AAACTGATGTAGAGATGTTGGAGTTTGACCACTTGCACTCAAAGAAGTTTGACATTAGTAACGGCGTACTTAAAGGTGTGAGTATGCACTTGCTAAAGAAGGAACTTGCTAAGTGTGTAGTGTTATGTTCCAATCACCACCGCAAGAAAACACACGCTGAACGCAACACTTGGTTGCACAGGCTCGCAAAAGAAGATACAAAAAGAAAATAAACTAAAGGGGGAATGGGTTGCAAGTTGCAACCTGTTCCCCCTTTTTTTGTTTTGTTGCGCCATAAGTTACTCGCTGGTAGGTTGTCCTTATGGCTTATGCAATCAAACGCAAAGGGCGATTTACCGCCTATTATCGCCAAGACGGAAAAGTCAAATCCGTAGGCACTTACTCATCTAGGGCTAAAGCACTTAACGCTGGATTACTTGCCGAAGAAGGCGAGTTTAATCTAATGCCCGAAAACCAAAAGACATTCAACGATTACCTAGCCAAACTTTCGGCGGCGAATGACATCAGAGTAATCACCCGTAAGAATTACATTACCCTTCTAAAGAAGTATGCCCAACCTTCTTTAGGGTCTAGGCGCATCTCCGCCATAACCAAGAAAGACATAAAGAACCTGCTGGACAATCTCGCAACTAAAGGGATTAGCCCAAGCACAATCTCACACCTAAAGACTTCTTTAGGTTCTCTGTTCAGGCTCGCCGTTGATGATGACGCAATAGCCACAAACCCCACCCACCGCATAAGACTAAGCACGCCCAAGCCTGACCCCACCTACACCCTAGAGCCTAAAGACTTTCAGGCTATCTTAAAGAACTTACCCACAGACGGAAGCGTTCTTTTAGCCCAGTTTCTCATAGCCTCTGGTTGCCGATACGGAGAAGCCACAGAACTCAGAGTCAAAGACTTTAACTTCCAATCCAAAGAGGTCTATGTCAGGCGCACAGTCTCAGATGTAGGCTACGCGTACCAGCCCGCAGGGACAAAGTCCGAGGGGACAAGATTTCTCATTGTTCCAGCAACCAAGAACGGCAATAAGAGAACTGTTGTTCTTAGCTCAGCTCTAGTAGCAGAGATAAAGAAGTTTGTAAAGGCAAAAGCCCTAGCAAAAGAAGACCTGCTCTTCTCAAAGCACCTGGTTGAGAAGAGGAGTAAAATAGAAAGCCCTACCACAAGCGTAGTAGGGAAGCCTTACACCATTGGAAGCAGGACATTCCAACACGCAACAGCGTATTCGTACAATGTGGGCGGTTGTAGGTGTCAGGTATGTAAGGAAGCGGTCAGGGAGTACCGCAATCACTATAGAAAGGACAAGGGAAAGGGCAAGGTAGAAAGTCTTAGCAAAAGCGATAGCAGAAGCCATAGCGAAAGCCTTAGCAAAAGCGAAAGCCTTAGCAAAAGCCATAGCAAAAGCCATAGCAAAAGCCATAGCAGAAGCCATAGCAGAAGCCATAGCGAAAGACACCTACCTCGTGACAAGTGGCGAGCCATTTGGAACGAAGCCATCAACAAGTCAGGGATTGGTTGGTATCCCACCACTCACGACCTACGGCACGCTAACGCTACTCAGTTGTTAAAGAACGGGGTAGATGTGCACGAGGTTAAAGAGCGGTTAGGTCACCAGTCAATCGTAACTACGGAGAGATACCTGCATCGTATCCGCCACCAGCAGTCAAACGCAGCCGAGGTTGTGAATGACTATTTGGAGTGATTATGAAACTAACAACAAAAGGAAAGATAGTGTTTGGGTCGCTATTTACAGCGATGTTTCTATTGGTAGGAATGTTGGCTTTACCGCCAGCAGTTAGCCCAGAGAAAGCACAAGCACAAGCAGTAGAGCAAGAAACGCAAGAAGATGTACTAACCAAGTATGTCAATGCAGATGACTTAACTGACCCTCAGTTAGTAGAGTTACTGCAAGCCGTAGGCTTCAAAGGTCAAGACCTTAAAGAAGCGTGGGCTATTGCGAAGAAAGAATCACATGGTAATCCGCTATCACATAACGGTAATCGTAAGACAGGAGACAACTCCTATGGTCTATTCCAAGTCAATATGATTGGTTCATTAGGTGATGCAAGGCGAGATAAGTTCAATTTGGCTTCTAATGCTGAACTGTTCAACCCTGTGGTCAATGCCCAAATCGCTTATCACATGAGCGGTGGAGGTAAAGACTGGAGCGCATGGAAAGGTACTGAGACTGATGTTGTGAAACGTTGGTTAAAGAAGTTCCCTTCTTAAGCATAAGTCGTAGCCAAAGCACAAAGCAAAAGCCATAGCAAAAGCAGGCGCATAATGGAAGCCCCCTCAGAAATGAGGGGGTTTTCTTTTTGTGTTACACTCAGAGAAGGAGAGGGGGTAGTCAATGGCAAAGCACCATGACAAAGTTGCAGCAGCACTAGCAACAAGAATTGCAAATATGCCTAAAGGCGAAGGTTACAAAAAGCCTGGAAGTATGAATCCAAGAAAGACTGGGTTTATGAGTATCAAGGCTAATGAAGCCAAAAGAATTTTAAGTAAGTAAGGATAAGCCCTGAGAAATCAGGGCTTTTTCTTTATCCTTGTATCTATGTCAATCCCGTTAGCGACTTCATACCATGCAGGAGACCGCTCTTTTGAGCGAGATGTGGATTATCGTCTTGCTTCAAATGTAGTAAAAAGCGGTCGTCAAACAATACAAGAAAATGGAAACATTCTTCACGAAGACCGTGACCCAGACAATATTGACCATGTCATTAAGGTAATTACAACACCTCACCCAAAAAAGATTGTTACAGTCATTAGAGACAAGACTCGCCCTTTTGCAGAAGAGCAAGCAAGAGCAAAAGCAGAGAAAGCTGCAAAAGGAGAAAAGAAAGTAAAAGAAGATACAACCGCTGCTCGTAAAGCAGCACAGAAAGCAAGGAAACAAGCACGTTCTGCAGCGGCTAGTAACAAACAGCCAAAAGGCAAGAAGTAAAGGAAAAGCCCCTATAGTTTATTTACTATAGGGGCTTTTCTTAATCTCTACATGAATAACAAATGCCGTCAGAAGATTCTTTTGGAAGTTCTTCAAACTCTTCAAAGCACTTTAAACACTTTATCTTCATTGCGTGTCCTTGATTAATTTGACCTCACAAGCGTCTGTTGTGCAGTAAGCCTCTCCGATAGCATCGGCTGCCATACCTGCATACACGCCTGATAAGTCAATCGGCATTAGATTCATACGACCTTCTTCATACTCCTCAGATGTAATCTGTGTGTAAGGCATCTGTGGGTAAGTCATGTTACCCATTGGTAGGAAACTAATCGTCTTTAGCTGACCATCGTGCATGTGCAAGATAGAAGCAATAGAGTCTGACTCCTTCTCAGGGTCAAAGGTTACGGTTACAGAGACAGAATTATCTGACCAGTAACGCTGTACAACTACAGCAAGTGCAACCTTCTCGTGGACTGAAACTTCTTTCTCTGCTCTCTTAGCATTAGTCTCTATTGGGAAGAATACAACGCTTGTCGTTTCTGGAGATTCAGAGGCTGGTTCAACTCTGTAGTTTGCCATCTTAAATAGCGGAAGCATTGGGTCAGAGTTTGCAAAGCGGATTGCTCTGTTAAAGAACTTACCGCCTGATGCCCAGTGAACTCCAGGAGATTCACCAGCAAGGATAGACACAGTTCCCGATGGCTTTACTGTAGTCATCTTGATTGACTGACGGATTCCAAGCCACTCAGAGTAAGACTCGTCATACTTCTTTACGACTTCGTAGCCAGTGTTTAGCCAGTCACGCAATACAGTCCAACCGTTGTTGTCTGCAAAGTTAGCGATACCAGAGATTGAAGTTCCAATACGGCGATTACGCTGCATGATTGCATTGGTCTCTTCCCAATGAGTTGGTAGGAGAGTTACAGTCTTGGCATAAAGGTAAGCAAACTTCAATGTTCTTTTGAAGTCATCAATATCCTCGTGACGATTCAAGTAAGTCTCAACAAGTGTGCAACACTCGTAAGATTCAAGAGACTGCTCAGCGCAAGGGTTGTACCCAGTAACACGCCAGTCCTTGTTGTTAGGTGGGTCAATCAAGCGACCATACTTGCGTGATACATCCATCCACACAACTCCAGGCTCACCGTTACGAACAATGCCGTCAATAATCTTAGAGAAGTCTGAACCGACTTTAGCCTCTACAGAGTTGTTAGACATCCAAGCCCAGCCTGGGTTGGCAGGGTCGTAGGAGTTACGCTCAGGAAATACATCAGCGTTCTTTAGGTTTAGGAAAGTCTCGTCGTCAATCTGACCGATGAGAAGTTCTGCGCTACGGCGTACATTCCCTGAAACAACACAAACACCAATCATGTTTCCAATGTCTGCGATGTCAGTCTTAGACAACTTCTCACCAGCACGACCAGCAAACATCTTGCTGATGTGGGTGTGCAGTCTTAGAAGAGGTTCGTGTCCTGCGGCTGTTCCACCAAAGGTTTTGATTGGTGCACCTGCTGGGCGGATTTCTTCGTAATCAAATACTGGAGTCTTCGTATCTGGCTTGAGGTAGGAATTGATGAGGGCGGCTGTAGATTCAACCCACCCTTCTCTGGTGTCAGGGATTTTATATTCGTAAGTTTCTTTTGGTTCATAGATTGTGAAGTCCTTATCTGCTCCCTTGTCATCAAAGCCAACGCCCACTCCGAGCATTGAGGCTTCCATAAGGAAAGCGAATGGTTTTGCTGGGTCTGTCTTTACCATTGACCCAGTAGATACAAACGCACAGTTCTGCAAAGCAGCAGAGTTGCGTTGCTCATTAACGAGTGGGGTACCCATTACCCATAGTCCACGTCCAGGTGGAGTCCACTTCAGGTTGAAGAGACGGTCAAATGCTTCTTTAGCCGAGGCTGCTGCTTTAGCGTCAGACCAAGGAAGTCGCTGACGCTTGGCGTGGTCTTTCTGTAGCGAGTACATACCGTTGATGACACGCTCACATACATCTACCCAAGTCTCCTTAGTACCATCTGCCTTCAGGCGTGAATAGGTACGGAGAAAAGTGATTTCTCCAACTGAGTTTCCAGCGGCATCCCTATACCCAAAAGGAGCCTTCTTGTCCTTGTACGAAGCGACGAAGTCATTTGTTAATTCAAAAGAAAACAGACCCAATTCCTTACCACCATTTCTATGTTTGTGTAAATACCCCTCAACAGGGAGACCTATTGTGCCGTGGCGAAACCTACCACGCACTTGTTAACTTTGTTTACTTCAGAATCTATCCGCACAGGGTGAACCCTGTTTCAACTTACAGTAGGTACTGTTATCAGATAGTTAATCTTCTATTGAAGACTGAATAATTTTGGTTACGGTATCTTCTTTTAGCGTCTCAGGTAACTCTCTCAGAGCTTGAGCTTTGTCTCCGAAGATAGCCGAGAGCACTCCACCCGAACCTTGACGCTGAGCTGTAATCTGAATGAACTCTTTATCCGATGCCATATCGTTAACTTCTTTAACCATTTTGATAAGGCGGTCAACTTCCTGAGACACGTTAGGGTCTGCATATCCGCCATTCATTTCTTCAGCAAAACGCATAAAAGCAACTCTTTGACCCTGCATTTCAATCATTGAAGTCATTAAAGCCTTGAGTTGGTCTTTGGTCTTTACTTCAATTGGCAGGTTAAAAGCACAGGTGTTCTGTGGCTTGAAGGCTGGACAGTTGGCAGCTACAAAGCAAGTATCACATTGCCTTAAAGAAGTTTGTTGGGTTTGTACGACTGGGATGTCCATCAAGACGTCTTTGCCGTTGTCATCTGTTTCAACCACGGTCTTCATCTTGTACCCAAAAACAGGTAGGTTCTGTACCTCTGAAGGGTCTCTTTGGACTACTTCTTGGCGCTCAAGTTTCCGCATCTCGGTGGTACTGTTATCAGAAAGTACCCCCCCTAGTTCCATCAAACCACTCATGAGTGGGGTGTCACTGTTATCAGATACTTTACCTTCTTTACCACCATCAATGATGTGGAAGTTAGGTGTTTTCTTGTCCATTGATGCCTCTAACTGTAGGTATGACCAGACCGCAACTCTAGTCGCTTCAAGGGTGTTATCTTGGCTAAACCCCAAATAGTCTAACCCTGCCTTCTCCACAATGCGCTTGTAGCGAGGGCGTGCTTGGTCTTTCATACGCTTTGGGTAGCGCTTAATTTGGGCGCCATCCCACACGATTGTTTCGCCTCTACGCATTGGTGAAAGCCACGACAATGTGCTGGCAGTGCTAAATGGTACCTGTCGGATGTTGTCTGGTTTGGCGCAGGCTAGGGCGTGGTACTGAGTCCCAAACTGCCTCTGATAGCCCCGTGTGAGGGCTGCTAGGCTGGTTACAGACTCAATCTCGTCGTTGGGTATAACTACGTTCTGGTAGGTCTGAGACATCAGTTTGAGGGATGGGAGACCGTACTCTTCGTGCCAGACTACCCAAAACTTTGGGTCGTGCTCGTAGAAAGGGCGTTGGGCTTCTACCCATTCCTTGCCCAGAACCATAGAGTCAAACTCCATAAAAGCTGTTGCTCTCTCAGAGTTATCCACAAGGAACTCTTGGTAATCAGCGGCTAAAGAAGTTAGTTCTTCTTTTGACAACCCTGCTTTGTCAGCTTGAGCTGCACCAGACTCAATGAATACCTGGGTGTCTGCGTCAAAGTGCTCGCTAATTAACCATCTTTTGGTGGTAGGCAAACCTCTTTTGCGTAAAGTCCAAAAGTTGAGTCCCATTGACTCAACCTTTGAGCCAAAAAGAAGATTGCGATTGGAGCCTACTTCAGCCCCGCTAAAGATGACACGCATCAATCAGACCAGAGTTCAGCCACTGTATCTTTTGGTCTTTGTGCTTGCTCTGAGCGGGCGATGTTTACTTTGTTAATAGACTCTTCAATGTCCGACCAGCGTCGTACCTTCTTTGGGGCATCTGGTCGGTTCTCAACTGATGCAAAATTAGGGTGGCTAAAGAGGACTGCTGGGACTCTTTGTTCTGTAAAAACCCAGGCACACATTGTTGGGTCAGAATCTACATACATCTCAATCGGAGCTCTGGAACGAGAGATAGTGAACTGTCTCTTCTTTAGGTCCTCACCTGCCAGCTCAAAAGAAGAATCAATTAGGTCGTCGTAGTTAATGATTCCGTGCGACTGTAACCATTGCTTAGCGTCTGCTTCTTTGCGAGAAGTCATGATTGCAACACGGTTATTGATATTTAGGGCGTAGTAAAGCGCCACTCCTGCACGGATTGGTTCTCCAGAATCCGAGCTTAGTACGCCGTCTAGTGATACGAGTATGTTCATTTATCCCTTTGCTCGGTATGTTGCTGCTCTTCTAATTAGGGTCTGAGTATCTGGCAGGTCAATGCCGTAAGTTTCATCTGCTTGTTGTGCTTTGTATGCTGACCAGTACTCAGACATCTTTCGTAGGGCAGGTATGGTTCCGTACTTCTTTCCAGCCTGCCATCTATAGTTGTAAAAATCTGCATAGCCTTCACCTTCTGTACGGAAGGCAAACTTGCGTGCTCCGTGAATGTCTTCGTACATTGCTGAGCCCTGGGTAAGAGCTGCGTGTAGGCGTGCCTCTGCGTTACGACGTGCTGGGTCGTTCTGTGCCCCCTGCACATCAGTTAGTGCCTTGGTGTAGCGTGTAACAATTTCTGTTGCCTTTGCCAAGTCACGTTTTGCAAACTCATCCCATACACGGTTCTCTGGTGCGGTGGTTTGTTCAGGATGCACTGTCCACTCGTTGTGGGTTAAATCGTAGGCTGCGTAAGGGTTGATGGTGCGAATATCAGTAGCACCTGGGTTTACGTAGAAAGTGACTTCGTAGCCGTTCCAGTCTTGTGTTTGTGGTTGTAGGTGATTGCGGAAGTCTTCGTTCAACATACGACTAATCTCTACATCACCAAGACCAGTAAACTCTGGGTGTGCTCTACGGAACTGAATGTAGTTAACCCCAATAAGGACATCTAAATCTCCAGGCTGACGTGCTGCTGACCATTGGTATGAAACTCCAGAGCCTGCAATCCACACGTGTGCCCATAGGTTTGGGTTACGGTACTTCTCGTTTAAGAACCCAAAAAGAAGATGAAGGATTCCATTACGAACCCATCCCTTTAAAGTTTTTTCTGAGAATAACTTGGGGTCTAACTCTGTTTCAGGGGCAGAAAAATAGGAAGTAGCAGTTCCCTGAATGTGTACAGGGCTTGAGTTACTTCCTAAGTTCTTAAACATAGCCTTAGTTTAGAGCGTATTAAGCTTTTGTTGGGTCTATCCCACGTTCAGATAATGCTTCTGCAATCTTTGCACGCTGTTGCTCACTAGGATGTACAGGCTGTAGAGCATCAACTACGGCTTTAGCAACACGTTCAGCCAGTAAAAAGTCGTCAATTTCTGAGACTAATTGCTTGCTAGTTTGATAGATGTCGTAGGTAGTAGCGGTACGCGTCACGTTCTCAGTGACAGGCACTGTTTCAAGTGTTCCGTCTGACTTCATTATTACAGAGTACGCTGCTTGAATCTTTGGTGTTTCTTCAGTCATTAGTTTAGTCCTAACAGTTTTTGTTTACGTTGGTTTACGGCAATAGATACTGGGCAGAAGTTACAGAGGTATGTCTTTGGACCTGCTTCATCCTGGTAACGACCCATACCCTCTGCTTTACGTTCTTTTGCAGTATTAGGGATGAGTAGTTTCTCTTTGATTTGCCAATCAGAACAACCGTCTTTTGGCTTGTTATGCTGTTGGTAGCACTTCATTGCGTCGTCTAGGAACATAGAGCGAGAGTCGTAAAAGGTGTCGTCAACTTCGGCAAGACCTTTAGAGCCTCCGCCTTTAATTTGACGAATGATTTCTTTCTTGGACTCTGTCTTTGCCCAAGCACGCAATGGAAGAACAAACAACTTGCCTTTGTGTGGCTCGCCTGATGGAAAGACGTGTGATTCACACGCAATTGCTAACAGGTGGTCTTGTTCTGGAGCGCCATCGTATGGCGGAAGTTCGTCTAATGAATCGCAGACAAGACAGTACAACAACCGAAACATCGGTTCTTTGTCCATCTTCTTTTCACCCAGAATAGGTACGTTACTCATTATGCTCCTTATAGTAGTCCGAATATCCTAGCGGAAGTTACTTGCTTTTACGCTTTTGCATCCGATTAAATTGGTTTTTATTTGGGTCACGAGGTGGCGTGTTTCCAGAGGCAGCGGCTTTCTTTACTGGTTTCTGCGGATTTCTGTTACTTTCAAAGAAAGCACGGTTTTTTGCTTTTCCCCCAGCACGTCGGTCGTTAAATAAGTTGTGAGGTTGGTTACGTTCAAATTCACCAGGGTCTGGTGCACCCACAGCGGTTTTCATTATTGATTCCACAACCCTTGCTCTGCTGAGTCAGCCTTTGCTTTGCGCTTTTCTGCACGACGTTCCATCGTCTTTTCACGCTCACTCTTAACACCGATTGCACGGCGAGTAACTGCTTGTTTTTGTGCAGTAGTTGGACTGTGATAAACATCTGGGTAATGCCAGCCACCTTCGTGGTGTACAGCCAAAGGTGTGTTAGAACGTGGGTCGTTGACTGTGTAGTCAATGTTCTTTAAACCCTTTAATGCTTCTGAGAACTGAGTTCCAGATAACCAACCGTGTGAGCGGGGTGCTCCTGGGTGGCCTTCAAAGTTGTTGCCTTTAAAAGGTACACGCTCTGCAATGTATGGGCCAGCATTTTTGTTAGAAGTTCTGTACATCATCTTAGCCATGATTACTTCTTTCCTTTAGGGTAAGTGCGTGTTGCATACAACGAGGTTGAACCGTTTACTTTTTTTGGAGTTTTGCGCTCTTCATTGTGACGTTCTGCTGTGCAACCTTCTTTTGCTACACACATGTCAAAAACAGGCCCGTAGTTATCTCCGCCCACGGAGTACCACTCGTGCTTGTGTTTAGGCACGGAGGCTTTAGACCTACGGTCATTAAACTCCATGATTACTTACCTGGGTTTACCTGGTTTGGAAACTCAGATGTAATGAAACCATAACCGTAAAAAGGGTGAAGTGACTGACGGTTATCAAGCGTTGCTTCGTCACCATTACCAGGAATTACCTCTGTGTCTGGGCGAGCTTTGCGATACTTACCATCTGTTGCACCGCTGTTTAGTGATGCGTTCATTGAGCGTGATGAGTTAACAGCCATGATTACTTACCTTGCTTTCTTTTTGCTGCCGCTTTTTTCATTTGAGCGTTAAACTTCTCGCCTGATTTTTTGCTGTAAGAGTCTGCCCAAGCTTGGCCTTTCTTAAGGCGTGCTTCTTTCTTTGAACCACGTTCTGCTTGAACTGTTTTACCAACTTGCATTGAGCCACCAAATAAACGTGTCATTGGCTTGTTAACTTTAAATTGTGCATCTGAATTAGCAGCTTTAAGCCCGCGCTTATTTGCCTTTGCTTCTTTTTTAGAGATAGGGGCTTCTGCATCTCTGTTTTCTTTACGTGCTTGACGTGCGCCCTTTAGAGACTTGCTATCTAATGGCTTACCATCAGGGGATTTAACAGTGACGTTCTCACTTACTTTGTATGACTTGCGGTCTGCACTCATACCTGGTTTTGGGTTGTTTGCCATTATTGTCCTTTCCTTGGACCAGAACGCTCACCGCGAGCTTGTTCTGCAATTCTGCCTTCTTCAAGTCTACCAAGAACGATGCCTCTGTGAATCTTAAGTGCTTCAGGTAATTTATCGCTTCCATGGTGCTGCTGGATGATTGTACGACCTAAACCTAAGTCTCTATGAAGAGATTTGTTTCCAATTTGACCAATATGACCGTGTAGAACATTAAACGCTTCGTGAGCAGTATGGTGCTCAATAGAGCCCTTATCTGTGGTTGCCATAGTGTCTAAGTGACCTAGTGCTTCATGAGTTGCTTTAGCCACAATCTTGTGAGGATGAGCAAACCCACCTAAATTTTTACCACTTTGTGAGCCGCGTAAACGGGAAGGAAGAATTATCTGTTCAACTGCTGGACGACCTGCAGGAGTCATCTCTGATGGACCTGCTTCGGGAAGGTCTGTCCTACGACGTTGGTCGTAGACTTGCTCTGCGTTTTCAGGGGTTACACGAACTACCTCACCGTCAAGTTTTCCTACTTGTCCTGGCTTTGGCTTAGCAATTGGTGTTTGTTTCTTTTGTTTACGAGGCTTAACAACAACCAACTCGCCTTTTTTAAACTTTCTTATTACTGGGTCAGCAGACCGTCGTGTAACTGGTTTACCAAGAGGAGTTACAGGAGCTTTTTCAGCTCTTCCTGTTACAGGGTTACGTGCAGCTTTGCGTGCAGGTTTAGGTTTCTTTTTCTTGGCTGTTTTTGGAGCAGGGGAGTCAACTTTTGTAGCAACAACATCTTCAACACTTGTAAGCTTATCTTCTTCAGCTTTTTGAGCTTTTGCTTTTTCAGCTGCTGCAAGTTCGTCAGCCGAACCTTTTAGGCGCTTTGATTCATCTGCACTTAACGGTCTTGCTTTGCCTTTTTCGTCTCTAGGCATAATTAAACCATTTTCCGCTTTATACGGTCAGACATCTTTTGTGAGTAGCAAGAGGCACACATACCCTTGCTGTGCAACACCTGTACTGGATTCATAATAATTCCGCATGTTGGGCATGGGTGTGAGCCCTTGTAACGGGTTGCATTCTCAGCAATCTGACGTGCTTGAATTTCCATCATGAATGAGCCGTCTCCATCATCCATAGTTATTTCTCCTCTGGCTTATGCCAAGACGTCATTCCCTTTGGGTAATCTAACTTACCTTTTGGAGTGTTGCGATTAATGCCGTGCCCTGTCGCAAACGCTGTGTATAAAGGCTCGCTTGATGCTGGACGACCACTACGGTCTACAGGACCTTTTGCCCATCGTTTTGCCCAGTTGGATGCGTTGCTATTACCCATTAGATACCCCCTAATTCATTACGAGATGCGGCTTGGAAACCTGCTGGACCACCTGAGAACCAGGATACACGTGGCTCTGCGTAAACTCTGTCTATAGTTACAACATCATCAATTCCTGGTTGTCCACGGAATCCATAACCAAAACGGTCAGGAAATAAACGAATTTGTGGCAGTGGTGGACGAACCATTGCTTGGATGTCTTTACCAGGAACGTTCATAATCATTAGCGCTTGAGTTGTTAAGCGCTCCATATTAGACGTGAATGGTCCGTTGTACTGCCAACGCTTTGCGACTTGGTCAGGCTGGATTGGTGCACGCCACGGCTTTGTATAATCGTAATTGCCATCAAATTTTTGCGTCATTATCGCCACGCTGGTTTCAAGTATGCAAGCATTGCTTGACGACGCTCATTAATTTCTGCTGGAGATGTGGCAACAGTATTTGCTTTACCGTCGTTAACAAGGTGAGGTGCTGGAAGTAGTGCTACCTGTGGCGTACTACGCAATGATTGATACACATTAACTCCGTTTACATTCACGTAAGCAGATTTCATCTGACGTTCAATTCCAGACATTGGGTTAATTCCATCAGGCCAGAAGTACATAGATGGCTCAATGCGCTCACCTTTGTGTACACCGCGTTGATACGCTTTCTGGTTGACACGAGACTTGATACTATCCAACAAACGGTCATCACGACGTGAGCGGATAGTGCCAAGGTATCCATCAGGATACTCGGCAGATGGAACACGTCCCACGCCAATGCGGGACGCATCCATAGGGTCACGGGCTACAGAAGTTCCTGAACCACCCTGGTTGTTGTACCCATACACACCGCCAGCCCCAAGGGACTGCCAGTTCTGTGATGGTGAAAAGTTGTTTACTCCACCTGGCATTAGTTAACCTTCGGTGGACGTGGCTCGGTAATACCGTGACGTTTACGTGCTGCTTCGTTACGGATATTACGCATATTGTGCATATTCCAAACTGCATCTTCGTTGCGAGAAATCATTTTCTTTTCAGCAGTCTTCTTGTATTTGTGTCCTGTAGACAAATCAAGTTGAACGCCTTTTTCTTTTGCCTTAGAGTCAACCCAACTACCCATTACCGCTTTAGAGTCAGTTGCATGTCCTTGCAAACGCAAGAAATGAGACGCAAACTGCTGTGCACTTAAACTTGGGGATTTAGTTCCTGTACTTTCAAACGCTGTGTCAACTGGGTGACCACTGAGTTTAGATGGCTCTTTTCCTACTAAAAATACTTTTTCACCAGGCTGAATAACATTGCCGCTGGTCAGGTTAATTGAGGCTCCACCGTAGTGATTTGTGGAGTCAATAAACTCTTGAGCTCCTTTTGGATTACTAGCTAACAGGCGTGTTTCTTCTTTAGTGTAGCTTGGGCGTGAACTTTCCTTCACTTGCGCTGCTACGCTACGTCCGTCACTGTTAGGAATCATGTTACTATTTTCCTTCTTAGAGCGCTAAATGTCTGTATAAAGGAGACCAAATGTCAGTAGACGTTGTTGCCGTAGATTTTAATCCGACTATTTGGGCTGTCTTTTGTGAACTATGTGCCTCGTACATCGGTGAACCAACTCAAGAAGATGAGTTAGTTGACCGAATGTACGAAGAACATTGCGCCCTCCATGGGCTTGTTCCTGAGAACTAACCTTTTAAGAAATTTGCTCCAGCGTCTGACTTTGGAAGCGGCGTTGACCCAGCATCCTCAAAGTTCAACGTACTACCAGCAGTTTGACGAGAGAGTGATGCTCCCCTTCGTGGACGCCAAGCAGTCTGTTGACCAACAGTTGTGTTAGTTGACTTGCTTAATGACAGAGGAGCTTCAGTCTCAACGTGGTATTGCGTAGGCTTGCCTGTGAGACTGTTAGCACCAAACTCTTCTGAAGAAAGAAATGACATTTTAGTATGACGCGCTATTTCCGTCGTTAAAGTTGGGTGTTTGACGACCAGCTACTGAACGAATAACTCTGCCACTTGACATCGTTGCTGACGCTGCTGGGTCATACCCTGCAGGAAACTTTACGGAGATACGATGACGAGCACCCATACGCTCTGACTGTGCTGCATTACCTGCAGAAACATTTGAACGGTTTGCTTTTCCACCCGCTGTTGGGTCTCCAGCTTGTGTGTTCTTCTTTGCAACTTTAGTTCCACGTGATGGTGCAGATGGTGCAAGCTTTGCAGCATCCATACCCATATAACGACGTGGTGAAGTTGCGTGTTCTGCAGAAGCTAAAATTTCTTCTGTTGTTGGAATATTTTTATTCATACTCTTACCTGCTGACTCTAGATGCGATGTAGGGGCGCCCATACGACGACGCATTGCGTGACCCATGTCTGACCAATTTGCCATTCTAACTCCTTGCCTTGGTATAAGGATACGACGAATTTAGCTTGCTGTAATGTGAAAAACGATTGCAGAAATCTCACCGTCTCGTGACTCAATCGTTGTAAACCCTGGCTTATCTGTTAAATCCATACCACGAGGGGCTACGTACCCACGAGCAATGGCAATGGCTTTAACTGCTTGGTTTACTGCTCCTGCACCAACAGCACGAAGTTTTACTTCACGCTTATCGTAAATGGCATGGGCAATGGCTGAGGCTACGCTTTGCGGATTGGAGCTTGCGCTTACTCGCAAAAACGGCTCTTCTGTTGATATTTCTGGTGTGTTACTCAATTGTTAGTCCTTTGGTTTGGTTTGGTGTGCCACTCCCGAACTAAAGGATAGGTCTAAAACCGCGCTTGGTCTCGGTATTTAGGGTCTGACATTTGCTCAGCTACTGCCTTTTCAACTTCGTTAATTGAAAATTTTCCTACAAGGCGTGCCAAAGCGTAGGAATCTGCAGCATTGTCGTCGTTAAACTCCACGCCCCATCGCTTGTAAATCTGTAACAACATCTCTTGTTTCTTGGCGTTTCCCTTACCAGATGCGTACTTTTTTAGCGTCATTGGCGGAACTTTAAGGGGGAATCTACGTGGGTCCTCTTCACCGTACATATCGTAAATTGCTAAACGTACTGTTGCTGAAAGTTCTCCAAGAACTAACGCCGCTTGGCTTGCAAGGACTGTTCCTTCCATTGCTAAATCTACAACGTCTAAATCGTGTTCTTCTAAATACATTAAGTGGTCTGTTAACCATTGACGGATATCTACAAGGCGCTCAATTCCAAAGTAAGGAGATTTGTATACCCAAGTGATGTGTTTCTTTGGGTCGTCTAGTGATAGTGCAGTTAACGCAAACCCTGTAAGGGATTGGTCAATACCGATTGACACCTTGCCTGCAGTGTTTAATCCGCCGTCTATTACCTTAGTTGTCATAAGCGTGAGAGTCCATTCTTGTGTGGACTAGTAACTCTAGTTCCTCAAGCGTGCCTCCGTTGCTTAAAATCTTATCTACTTTGTATCCATCTAAATCTGACTCAGAAATGTGAGTATTAACTGCTGCAACTCCTGGGCGTTTAACCCGCCACAGTTGACCACCACGTTGTTTGATGCACTCAGCTTCATTTAAAAACCTAACATCAGAAATAACAATGTTATCTTTGGAGTTAAGGTCTTTTAGTGCTTGATAAATCCAAAAGTCATCCCCAAATGTTTTACGAGCACCTACCCCTAAACTTTGAAGCAAGTGCCGTATTTCAGGAAACAAGATTTTTGCTTGGTCCCAACCATAAGCACTAACAACGCTTTCAACCCTAAACCCATCTCTAATCAAAGGGTTTGTTTCAATTAACAACTCTCTAATCTTGTCTGCAAATGCAACGCGGGTGTACCCGTAGTTTTGAACAAGACTATTTGCAACACTGTCCTTACCTGATTGTGCGTAACCTGTTAGGCCGATAATCATGTGGAGAACTTATCCTTTCGTGTTGCACGGAAATCATTTGTACGGCGAGTAATCTCACGAGACACCAGCGCAACATCTCGCTCAAAGTTGTTTGCTACAACCTCAACCATTTTGCGGTAAGCGTAGGCGTGTGTAAGTTGGTCTTCTAAATCCATAATCTTTGGGTCAGCAGCAACTTGAGCCTTGATAAGAGTAACTCTCTCACCTTTAACTTTTGAGTTGTCTTTAGCTAAAAACAATTGAGCTTCTAAAGAATCTTTCTTTTTGTTCAGTACGTGCTCATCTACCTGACATGCAGCTAACTGACCTGCAACAAAGTTAGACCACGCTGTTAGTTGAGTAAACAATGCGCTAAGTTCATCGCTGTCTAACACTGAAATATCTCGTGGCATTTTTGGTTGCTCTGATTGGTCAGGCCACATACTAATGTTTTGTTCTAACATCTTCTTTACTGCAAGTCCTGACATTGGCCCTAAATTAAGCACCCCAACCCTCCAAATCCACAACTGAGTTACAAGATTTGCAACCATCGGAATTAACATTGCACTCAGGCATCTTACCTTCGGTAACTGCTTTCATCAGTTTCTGTGCACTAAAGAAGATTCGCTCAACCATTTCGTAATCAGCTTTAACTGTAAATTCTTTTGTAGCTTGGTCTGCTTTGTTCTCGTACAAGAACACAATCTCCTTTGGAGCTTTATCTCCGTACATACGGTGTGCTAATTCTAGATACATCTGGCCCTGCAGTAAGTGACTACGGAATGGGCGACGGATGTTGTTGAATGCTTTGGCAATATCTCCGCCAGCATCTGCGAGGATGTCTGGAGCTTCAAAGCGTAGGGTTCCTGCGCCAATAGACTTAATTTCAATTAAGCAGTCATCTCCGATGTCTTTAATCCAACCATCTGTGTGACCTGCAATGCGTAGGTTGTCATCTACAAGGGTAACCTCTCGGTACTCCATAACGTCTTCACGACCACAGTCTTTGCAAGCTGGGGAAATACCTATCGTCATTACTTGGCAGGCTAAGCACTCAAACTTCCCATAGAGAACGTTCATCTCTTGGAATCTCTTCTGCCATTTAGCGTGGATGTAGTGTCCTTCGTCAAAAATGTTTTGCAATCTTAGGTTTGGTTTATCTCTCTTCGCTTCTCCACCCGTTAACAGATGATAGGCATAACGGTGACACCAGTCAGGTTTGACTATCTCTGACGGGTGGAGTACATCTTGGCGACGGTCGTCTAACGGACGGCGCATAAGGTGCCGTTCAACATCACCCAATAAGCGTGTTGTCGTCTTCTTTGCATCTAAGAACTTCTTAAGTTCTGTAGCCATGTTAGTCCTTACTGAAAATAAACTCCTTAAGAGTCATCTTCTTAGCGAATGATTTTTTCCACTTACGTATTAAAGCATTTCTTTCTCTGTGGCTCAATCCTCCCCAGATTCCGTGTGGTTCGTCACGAGTGACCGCATCCCACAAACAATCTTTTAGTACAGGGCATGGACTTTTACCGTTTTCACCAAGGCAATAAACCTTAGCTTTATCAGCAATTAATTTGTATCGGTCCTTATCTCTTGGAGGGTAGAAGATGTCTTCTTCATCCTGGGTTTTAGGAGCGGCTCCAAAGCAACGTGCTTTGGACCACCATGGCGATTCATTTTCATACATATATTAAGCATCCTTTAGACGGTCCCTCATCTCTAGAAAGTCGTCTTCAAGAAGAATCACGTAATTCTCCCCATCTAAATGAACGCCCAGTACTGGCATACGTCCATCAAGGATGGCCTCTGTCGTTATTTTTTTCAACACCTCTGACTTTACAGAAAAAGATTTCTTCCCCGTAAACTTGTGCTCAATCAAGAGGTCGCTTGACCGAACATCTCCCTTGTGGGACCAAAACGCTCCAGATGCAGCCATAGTTTTACCGCCAATTTTCTTAGCAAGTCTTTTTTCGTGCTTCTGGGATTGTTTTTGTCCTTCAGTCTTCATCAATTGCCAATGGTGCTGCATCTGATGAAAGTACCGCTGTTTGTATTGCTTCTTTAAGGTCAACTTCTTCGCGGATGCTTGCAATGACGGACTCAATGCCCTGCCACTTACGCTCACCGTGATAGAACCAACCACCTTTGCGTTCAATAACGCCCATAATTACACCTAGAGAGGCGATTTCTTTAGCGAAATCAAACTCCCCAGGTTCACAGGCACCACCTGGTGCAAAGTAGAAATCAAAGTATGCAACACGCTGTGGTGGTGCAGTTTTATTTTTTAATGTACGGACAACAATTTGCTGTCCTACTCGTACCTTGTTTGTTCCTGAACCAATTTCAATCCATTCCTTACGGCGTACTTCGCAACGAGTAAAGAACGCATAGTTCTTTCCTTCTCCTCCAGGAGTTGTGCGAGGGTCACCGTGCATAACACCAATCTTCATTCGGTACTGGTTGATAATCAACCCAAGCACAGGACGCTCATCCTCGGTTAGGGAACGCTTCATTGCTGTACCAACTACACGGAAAAACTTGTTCGTAAGTAGTGCGCCACGACCAACGGTTGCCTCACTCATATCCTTTTCCATTTCTGGCATTGGAGAGAGTGCTGGAAGTGAGTCAATAACAATTGCATCTACTGATTTAGATTCTGCAAACTCAATGACTGCTTGGTATGCCTCTTCCATAATAGAGGTTTCAATAACAATAACGCGAGACGTGTCTACTCCACACATTGCTGCATACTCTGGTACCCACTGCTCAGCAGCAACCCAAACGGTTGTGTAATCAGGGTTTAATGCTTGATTCGCCGCAATAGTCTTAAGAGCGAGAGCTGTCTTGCCGTGCGACGGTTCCCCAATGAGTTCGTTCCATTGATTGCCAGGGAAACCACCGCCCAATACAAAATCAAGGGTAGTAGAGCCACTAGTAATACGAGGGATGATATCACTACGAATATCTGACGCCATAACAACAACGTCGCCTTTAAACTTTTTGTTAAGTTGTGCAATAAGTTTGCGTGCTTCAGCATTTATCAATTTACTCTCCCAATAATTCCCTGTGGATTCCAGTTACTTTGAACATCATTACCTTGCGCAGATTTTGCACTGCCTTCAACCTTAGCTCCAGTCAACGAGCCGTAACGACTGCCTGCCTGTGTTATTGGGTACCCACAGTCATAACACCTTGCTGCAGCGTTCTGCACTGCCATGTAGTTGTTGCCACCGCACTCAGGACAAGACTGAGTTTGACTGGCGCTTTGTGCTTTAGAAAGCGGTTGAGTGTATGCGGGTTGTGGCATTGGAGCCATAGGCTGTTGTGACGGTGGCATTGGTACGTCTGCAGGACGTGCAACTGGCTGTGCGGGTTGCGCACCAAGTTGTTTAGCCCACCAATCAGCATTACTCATTTAGCTTCTCCCCACTTGTCTACAATCTTTACATCAGCAATAAGTGGAACAGTAATCTCTGGAAGGTTAATGCCTTCCATAGATAGACGAATTGCTTCGGCTGTTTCTTCTGCTAAATCTTCACGAGCAACTGTAACGAGTTCATCGTGTACCGTCAACACCACATTAACATCTGGCTCATCTACAAAACAAGAGTGGGCTCTAACAATGGCAAGTTTCATCAAATCTGCTGCAGAACCCTGAATAACAGTGTTAAATGCTTGTCGGTCTGCTCTACTGCGGAGTCCTTTATCTGTGGACTTTAAGTCAGGGATGTAACGACGACGACCGAAGACCGTCTCCACAAAAGGAGTTGGAGATTGTTGACTGGCTAATCGTGTGACTTTTGCTTTGTACTTAGCAATGTCGTTAAACCTATCTGTAAAATCATTCAGAAGTTTTCTTGCTGCTTCCACGGTTAAGTTAAGAGAAGAGGCAATCTTGTCAGGCCCTACACCGTAGGTCATTGCTAGAACTAATACTTTACCTGCTTTACGGTCAAGTCCAACGGTATCGCCAATGGTTGTGTAGATGTCTTTACCGTTTAAATAGTTGTCCATCATAATCGGGTCGTTAGAAAACGACGCAACAATTCTTGGTTCAATCTGAGAGTAATCAGCAACTACTAACTTATAACCTTTAGGTGCTACAAAGAGATTACGAATCAACTTTCCATACTGACCACTGCTTGGAATGTTTTGTAGGTTTGGGTCACTACTGGAGAAACGACCTGTCTCTGCTCCGTGTGATTTGAAACTTGTGTGTACTTTGCCGTTAATTAAAAGCGATTTCTTTTCAAGAATGCGTGACTTACCCGCATTAGTACGAACAATGTCTCCGCCTAAGTACGGCATTACGTATGTAGTCATAAGCTTATTTAAATCTTGATACTCAAGAATAGCGTCAACCAACTCATCCTTGGCGCGGTAAAACTCTAATGCGTCTGATGAAACAGAGTACTGGTTAATAGTTAACGGTAACCTTGCGGCTAACATATCTTGACCTTTAGTAGTTAATGCAATCTTAATCTTGATATTGGGCGTAATGCCGCGACCACCTTCTTCTTTAGGTGAGAACAATATCTTTTGTTTTTCTTGTACAGAGTTCATAGGAAATGGTTTACCTGCAAGCCTGTATGCACGAGCAACTGCTGCATCAATATCTACATCAAGTCGTTTTTTTAAATTAGTTAGCTCTTCAACATCAACGGTTGCTCCAGCCAACTCCATGTCACATAGGGCGCCAACAATATCCATCTCTAATCCCCATACACGAGCAAGGCTTCCAGTTAATCTAGGGGCTAACTCTTTATACAACTTCCAGGTAACCTCAGAGTCAAACCCTGAGTAGTGTGCTACCTCTGAAAAGGAATGGACCTCAACCATTGCGCCAATACCTTTTTCAACTTTAATCTTTAGGTACTTTTCAGCACAGTCTTTTAGCCCTAGCTTTCCACGATTACGGTTATCAATAACAAACGCAGCCATCAAAGTATCAAAGAAAGGCTTCTTCGGTACTACGCCTCGGTAATACTTAGCAATTGATTTAAGGTCAAACTTAATGTTATGACCAACCTTTAACTGGTCACTAAAGAACAAGGGCTTCAATGCTTTAAACACATCTCCTGGCAATAACTGCTCTGGTGGCGCATCAAATACTGGCGTCCACTTAGCTTGATTCTTTGAGTAGTCTGTTTCTTTTAGCTCTTTACCTGCAGCAACTTTCTTTTGACCACTTAAAAGTAATTCTTTATCCCACTGTAAGAAGTCTCCGTTAGGGTGACCCATAGGGATTACATCTGTACGACCATCAGTAGCAAGTGATAGCCACAACACATCATTAACAACGGGTTGGATTCTATTTTCTCCAACTGTTTCTACGTCAAATGCAAAACCATTTACCTTGGAGTAAAACTCAACAAGTTCTTGAAGTTGTTTCTTGGTTGTAATTATATTCATTTAATACCCCTCAAATTAGTGTGTAGTAGGGGCCTGGAAACGGAAGACAGGCCCCTACTACGATGGAAGTTTTACGCTATTGAACGTGCGATTTCAAGAAGTTCAGAGCGAGGGGTCTCTCGGACAACTTCATCTGCTGTAAATAATTCAGCAGATGCAATCTGTTCGTTAACGTTTTCAAGGTCTAACTTCCATTCCTCGGCAAGGTCACGACCACGTACATAGTTGAGGGTGTACTGTGTCGTTGGGCCTGTTCCCATGCGAGAAATTTCCCAGAACTCACGGTCAAGTGGTCCCTTACGCTCATCGTCATGAGCTTTCTTAATCTGACGAGCCAATGATGGTGGAGCAGTTAGAACCTGCACACCTGTAGTCTCGCCAACAAGAACGAGAATGTTAAAAGCAAATTTGCCACGAGGCTTATCCCCAAGGATGTCGCAAAGTGGGCAGGTGTCTCCAATACATACAAAGGACTTCTTACCCTTTGGACGTTCAATCCAGTGCTGCTCGTAAGTAGCAAATGGACGGTCTTGGAGGAACTTGATGAGCTGTGGCTCATCTGAGAAACGGAAATCAGTTGGGAACTCTGAGTTGTCTGTCTTTAACAGAGCATCTACTGCATCCCAACCTTCTTGTACGGTTGTTCCAACCTTTGGCTGGATTGTTTCGCTGTCTTCAGCGAGATATGTGTCTGCATCAACTGACGGTTTTGCAATCGGCATTTGGTTCCTTCGGTAATGAGGCCTAACGGCTCTCGGTGGATGTGATGTCCTTCCAGCGGCTAATTAGTGCCTCTGTAAGGTCTTCGTGCTGGCCCCACTCTACACGAGCAGTGCCTATCAAGCCTCTCTTGGCGAACTCGTCAACAGTGGCTTCAATTAGCGCTCTAGTGTACACCCGATTGCCGCCAGTTTTCTTTCCACCAAGTGTCTTGGAACGAAGTCTGTACGGCGCTCTAGGTATGTAACCTTTGCGCTCCCATAAACGGATAGTCACAATTTGTTTTTCCAAAGCCAGTGCTAATGCACCAATTGTAAAAACCTCTGTGTCTTCTCCGCCTAATCGTTTGATGATTGGGTTTGCATCCCAACCATTTGTTTCTCCCGCCTTACGACGAGAAACCTTTGGGTCCGCCTCACGGCGTTTCTTTTTGGAGCCAGGGATGTACTCTAAATCGGCAAATGCCTTTTCAATTTCGTCCTGCCCTCTTAATCCAGCCATATTACTTCTTTAGCACCAATGCCCAAGTAATTGATTGCGGATACATTTCATCTACTTCTTCTTCAGTAAGGACATCTTCGTAAAGAGCAGCCATAAGAGCATCTTCATCTACTACACGAATTGTTTTATACAGCACATCTTCAAGTCCGTGTTTAGTAATAATGTCTTCTGCTAGTGCCTCGTCAATCTTGCGAGATACACGGCGTTGTTTAACTACTGAGGAGTAACCTTCTACTTCTTCTGGAAG